CGTCTCCCACGGCGGCGAAAAAGATCGTCACTGCCGCGACCTCGGGGACGCCGGAGGCGCTATCTTCGCTGTTGACCCAGCTCAACAAATGAAACTGGTCGCGTCCTTGTGTGTTCTGACGCTTCTAGGCGGGTGTGCTACACGCACCCAGTGTCCGGCGATCCCGGTCTATTCGTCGTTGGAGAAGCATGTTCTCGCGGACGAGCTACCGAAGGACGGGCCGGAGAGCCAAATTCAGATCGAGGACTATTATAAACTGCGCACAGCGTGCGGCGTTATCTAGTAGGGCTTAGGGGGCTATGGACGTTATCAAGTTTATGGTGGCTATCATGACCGCTTTGAAACCTCCTGATGACGATACGGATCGCAAAGCCAACATGGCCTGGCGTTGGTCAGTCGCAACCGTTCTCATCATACTCATTTTCGCATGCGGCGGCTCGCTCGCCTGGGCACAGGGCTGGATTCCGACAGTCCCCGGCGTGGCAACAAAGGACGACGTTCGGAAGTCGAACGAGCAGATCAATACGCGGATCAGCACATTCGATGTACGGATGACCGGGATCGAAAGGACAATGACGGCAATCAATCTCCGTCTCGTCAAGAACGACATCCAGAAAGAGCTTCAAAACTCGTGTACCGCCCAGGTAAGAGGGAACCAGGAAGCCCTTAACGCGGCGAACTCGAATCTATTCGGGTCTGGCAACGGTCCAGGCTTACTCGACCAGTACTCCGATTTGACGGGTGGAAAAACATTTCGGATTCCTCCATGTACATCCATCCTGATTTCGGCAGACCCGCATAACTGATTACGGCGCTTCACCCCTCCAGGTTAGCCGTAAAGGTTCGGCTGTCCCAAACTACGAACCGTGAGACCCCCGTCAAGAGATTGGCGGGGGTTTTATTTTGTCAAAACGGTGCCTTGTCGTCGCTGGGACCGCCTTCGTTCGACGGCCACGGAATCTTCGATCCCATTTTCTTTTCCCAAAGCTGGCGGCAGACATCGAGCGGCGCGAAGTCGTACACGTAGAAACGTCCCGACTTGATCTCGTCGCCGTATTCGCCGGTGACGGTATAAGTCGTCCATCGCTGCGAAGACTTCGGCATTCCCGGCGGCATCATCCGCGAAAGGAATTTCCCGAGGATCGTCGGAGAGGGACGGCGGCTGATTTTTTGACGGTCGAAGTATCGCACCACGTCGTCCGTTACCGCGTCCTTCAATATCTCGGTCGGCCAGTCCTCCCGGCGACCGATACGCCCATCCATCAATTTTTCCTGCCACCACTCCTCGATAGGCGCGAGAGATTGCGTCTTCTGTTCCAAGAGAGCTTCCGTCTTCGGCATCTTCCGGTGATCAAAGCTCGACAAGTCCCGATTGAGCAGCTCGTACAACATCGCCTCATAGCCTCCGGCGTTCATCTGCGCCGCGATCCGCGTAAAGTACGGGATGTCGCCGGTCTTGGTATCGGCTACGTCCGCGACAAAGAAGCGGCGATCATCGCCAGCGACCGGAATAACCCATGTCGAGTTCGAGGCGAGGATAAGGTGAACGAAGTTCGCTGTCGGCTCCGGGTCGATACCTTTCGCCTCGGTGATGAGCATCTTCTCGGTGATGATTGTCTTCAGGATCGACTCGTGGGACCGGTCGCCGGCAAAGAACGCTTCGTCAGCGAACATGACCGAGCAATCGCGGAAGTGGGCGTTGAATTGTCCGACGAGGTGTTTGGGATTCGATACCTGGAGGAAGTGACGACCCCAGATGGCGCCGAAGTGTTGGACGAAGGTACCCTTACCCGCGCCCATCCCGCCGCGAAGCACGACCGCAACCTCACCCAGCTCCCCTGGGCGTTGGACGGCGCGCGCCATCCAGTTCATCAAATAGTCGAAGTGTTCCGGGTTTCCACTACACACGATGTCGCGAATGTGTTCGCGGAATAGCGTCCAGTCGCCCGCGACGGCGGGGAAGGCGAAGCCCTTCCAAAGGTTATAGAGACCGGTGACCTCGACCCCTGGGCGGAATACGATCCGTTCGTATTGCCGGCGATCCTTGTTAAGGAGCCAGTATTTGCCCAGGGAAATTTTGATCTCCTCGCCCTTCGGATTGAGGCCTAGGGAGACCATCTTGTGCATGTAGCGGTTGCGGAAGTCATCGAAGCTCTGAAGCGATAGCCGCGACCGCTTTAACGTCGAGTCGAACACCTCCGTCGCCACGCGGCATTTTCCGCCGATGTCCGCGATGACCATGTGCGCGTCGTTCAGCTCGCGGAGGTTTGGATTGTCGTTCTCCTCGCGAGCGCGACGGATTTGGCGCGCGGTATAGTTATGCGGGTTCGATTGATGGAGGATATGGCCGGAGATTTTGAAGTCGGGATCGAGAAGGACCCGCGCGATGTCTTCGTCCGTCAATCCATCGCGGACGAGCTGACACGTCACGAACCAACAGGCTTCAGATCGAGACGGAAAGCGTTGCGGCTCGTCGGGGTCTTCTCCCTGGACGATGAGCATCTTGGTCTTCTGGCTAATCTGCGGTGGCAGATCGTCCGGCCCCGTAAAGAACTTGATGTTACCGGGGATCGAGACGCTATCGCGCGAGAGAAGCGAGGAGGATTCTTGAACCTTCACGACGGCGCGCGGGAATTTGGCGATAGGGTAGACCAGTTCCCAGTTCGCCTCGACTACCTGAGCCAGCGCCTCGACGCGGCCCTTCTTTCGCTTCTTCTCGTTCGGGATATTGACGGTGCCGGGAAGGCGCATCACGCGGTCGAGGTTGTGAACCGCGTCCGCGCCTAACACGACTTCCATCTGAATATTGTAGCCCTCCAGCTCAATCGCGCGGGCTTCGACCCCGTTGACGCTTTGCGGGACTTCGAGTTTCCAAAACGCCTGGTAGCCACCGCCGCTATCAATGATGACGGTCGGACGCGGTTGGAAGTTCTGGATCAGCCGGAGAATGCGAAGACGCTCCGACGCGTTCCACTCGGCCAGATCGGTGATTGTCGCATCCGGAATACGCGGATCGAGGTCGATGTGAACCCAGTCCATCGACGCGACATCGACCTTCGACGCTTTCGCGCCCTTACCGTTCATCTCCTTCGTCAGCGTGTTGACGTTGAAGTAGATGTTGTGCGTGCCGTTATGCTTCTCCAGCCAGGTCCGCAGCGCCGCTTCTGTATCTGGGCGGAAGGTCGCACCTTCGAGACCGCGCTGCTCGACCGTAATCGCCGTCAGGACCCAAGGCCCCGTCGGGTTCCAATGCTTGAGGAAGTCAATCGCTGCGTCGTTATCGCCCTTCATGGACGTACCGCTTGTCTTCCGGAGGAACCAGGTGGTTTCCGAACACGTCCCAATCAAACCCTTTCGGGCTATAAGCGAGCGCCGCCTTGATCAACGCGATCCGGCAGACATTCCCAACAACCGCGCGGGCCATCTTCCCGTCGAACAATAGAAACTCGTTCTTCACGCGGAGAAGAAGAAACGCCCGACCGCCCAGGTGGTGGCGCCGGTACAGCCAGGTCTTTTGTTCGGGCGTGAAGTGGGTAAGGCGGAGCGGAGTATCGTCGCGCTTCGGCCATTCGTGTTTGTGCTTTAGTTCGATCCAGCCGTACAGATAATTCACGTCGGGCATTCCGAGCGCGACGGCATTCTCAATCCGGTGGGGGTCTAACATAGCGGTATAGAGGACAGGACGAACATGGTCCTTCCACATCTGTGCTTCGGATGACATTAGCGCGCTCTTTGAGGTCCGCGTTCTTGTTCGTTGTACTTCCCGAGATAGCCGGTGGTCGGGTGGTCGGTGAAGTGGAAGACGATCTGGGCTATCGGCATTCCGCGCTTCAACATGATTTGATGGCGCGAATGGTTGGTCAGTTCGAGCGTAAGGAAGCCCGACCAACCTGGTTCGATGACAGTGTTCTGGACGGTCAGTCCTTGACGCGCCCAGGAAGATTTATCGTGGACGAACCCGATGACGTCGATGGGCATTTGGAACCGTTCGATGGTCGAGGCCAGGACGAACTCGCCCGCCTCGATCAATTTACACGGGGTCTTCCCTTCGGCGTCGAACTCAACGCGAACGTCATAACCCGCGACGGAGATGCCGTAGGTCATCCCGAACTCGATGGAGCGTTGCGCCCAGGGTTGGATCATCGACCGCTCCCGACACATCCGACCGATTGTGTACTCGGATAGGACGGTCACGCGGCTTCTCCCCAGGAAGCGCCGCACTCGACATCGACGCGGAACGGGACTTCAAGAGACGGCATGCATTCCTCCATGACCTTCGCGGCTATCCGCGCTTCGTTATCGTTCGCGAAGGAACCGTCAATTTCGTCATGGACCTGGAGCTGGTAATACACCTTCTCCCGCGCCAGCTCCACGAGCGCGGTCTTCGTCTGGTCGGCTGACGATCCCTGGATAAGACGATTGAACCCCTTGTGGGTCCAGTCGTAATTACCAAACTGGTCCTTCGGAAAATGACAGCGACGCCCCGCCACTGTCGTTATGTACCCTACCGCCTTCGCGCGGTTCTGGGCTACCCCTGCTGTTTGACGGATGAAAGGAACTTCGCGGTTAAAGCGGTCGATGATGGACTGTCCTTCGTCACCGGCGACCTCGACCAATTCGTTCCGCTTATTCGTCACCACCTTCGTCGGCAGACCAAGTTTTCGGCACAGCTTCGCACCGCCCATTCCATACGACAAACCGAGATAGATTTCCTTACAGAAGGTCCGCAGCTTCTTGAACTCTTTCGCGCCGACACGCTCGTACACGTCCATTCCATAGACCATCTTCGTCATCAGGTCATGGAAGTCGGTCTTCGGATCGTTGCGGTATTGTTCTTGAGCGCGGAGCGCGGCTTGGTGCGCTGGATAGCCGATGTAGCGGGGTCCTGCTTTGACGGCGAAGTGGACAGCCATGCGCGGTTCTTGTTGCGAGTAATCGAGCGCGCCCCAGATCGCGCCCTTTTCCGGAAGATAGATCGAGCGCCACATCGGCCCTATCTCCGGGTCTCGCGCCGGTTGTTGTTGGAGGTTCGGCTTCGTACACGACAAGCGACCGAACGCCGCGCCTTCTTCGCCTTCCCCGCCGCCCTCGTCTTCCTTCGACCGGCGGAGCTGGTTGAAAGTACAGTGGATACGCGCGTCCCCGTCTGGGCCAATGATTGCGTGTTCGCGGATCGAATTACAAAACGTCGAGCGGAGCTGCGACATTTGACGAGCGCGACGAATGAGATTTCCGACCGGATGCTTGATGCCCGCGAGGAAGTCCTTCGTGATCGAGACCTTTCCGGTCTTCGCAGTCTTCGGGGGTTCGATCCCGATGTGTCGTACGACCGCTGCAAGGCTATCCGGCTTGGTTACTTCGGCGGGCTGTAGGGTGATCCCAGTAAGGCTCCGAATCTCGCTCAGTGCCTTTCCCTGCTCGACCCGCGACCAGGCTTCGACCTTCTCCAACCGCTCGAACGAGACGCGGACGCCCCGGCGACGCATCTCGACAAGAACCGGAAGAACCCGGCACTCCAGATCGAACACACCCCAAAGCTCCTGCTCCTCGATGTCCTTTTCGAGACGACGCAATAGCTGAAGCGGCAATTTCGCATCTTGCTCGCCGTATGGTCCGACGAGACGCGCTGGCAGCTCCCACAGTCCGCGTTTTGCGTGCGGTTCTTCATAACCGTAGGACGCGAGCGCCTGGATAAGAATTGACTCGTCCTTCCCAGGAAGTCCGGCGCGACCGGCGATAGACTCCAGCGAATAGGACAAATGGTTTTCGTCGATCAGCGGCGCGGCCACCTGAACGTCGCGGAAGAACCGGACGTTCGGAAAGGTGATGTCCTCCTGGGATAACCAGTCGAGGTCGTACTGTAACCCCGCCCCCACGATGTCACCGTCGTAGTGGTAGGCATTGTCACGGAGGTAGCTGAGGCCGTTGAGCACATCGGTATTCCCCCCGCCCCTGTGCCGCAATGGGACATACGCGGCGGGGCCGTCTTCGATGGCGAAGGAGTATCCGACAATGTAATTGCCGGCCCGACGAACTCCTGGACCAAGGCTTCCCAACTGGAGGTCTTTAGTTTCAATATCGACACTGACGCGACGCGCTCCTTTCCAAGATGGAAGCGTCGAGATGTCTGGCGCTTTCCATTCGCTCTGCGGCTCGAAGAACGGCAGAGGCGCTTGTTGACCCCGGATCATAGCTATTCAGCCTTATAAGTCTTAATCCCGTAGGCAATGGTTGTTCGATCACGGCCCAGGTATTCCCCGATGGTCGTGTCACTCAAACCCATCTTACTCAAGACATACATCAGCTGCTTACGCGCAGCCGCGACGTTCGCGCTACCCTTTGCGGGTCCGAGTACGTCGTCCACGTTTGCGTGGTGTTCCTTCGCTATCTTCTCGGCTGTCAGTCTGTATTTGAGAGGTAAGGCGCTCGACATGTTCTTTTTCTCGCAGCGCGATCAGTACGTCAATCATCAGCTGTACGTTCATCAGATCGGCTTGGGTCCGCCAACAAGAGATTGCGTAGATCGTCACGTGTTCGGGTTGGTCCAGCCCGTTCGCCTCCACGAACCGGTCAACATAAGGCGACGCGTACGCCGATAAGAGACCGTCCCGTTGACTCTTTATCAGCTCTCTGTATTTCACGATGTAGTGACCCGCCTTCTTTAGGTCTTCGACACCGTTCTTTTTGCGCGACCGCGAGACATAACGCGTGATCTGCGCCTCGAAGTAACCCAGCTTCGCGTCCCAAACGAAGTCCCAATGCTGGTACGTTGCCGCGTAGTGGGTACCGCCTACTTGAGTTTCATTCGCGCTCGACATCGGTGATTTCCTCAAAGGTTTCGGGGAGACGTTCCCAGGACTTGACGGCGGCCACGGCGACTGCCATGACCTCGGGCAAAGGAGGATTATCGTCCCACATTTGCGCGATCTTCTTCCGGTAGCTTGCGAAGTTTCGATTGCCGCGCGATTCCTCCTCCAAGGTCCAAAGGAACAGCTCCAGGCGATCCGCGTTCTTCAGCCGGGTGAGTTGCGGCTCCGTCAGCGTGTGCTCGCTGGGCAATTCGAGCGCAGCGGAGATAAGCTCCTCCTCGCGGGCGAGCGTCTTCCGGAAAGCCTGATTGTTGCGAAGGACCGGCGCGGGAATGTCGCCCAGCCAACGCTCCGGTACGTCGTGGACGAGCGCGGTGAGCAGCCCTTCGATGTCGCCAGGCCAAAGGATCGCGTACAGCATCGCGACGCCGTACTGGTGCTGCGCATTGTTGTAATTCGTCGTGGTCTTCCCTCCGGCGTGACAGCGAACGACTTCGCCCGCCTCCCGAACGGCCTTAATTCTCGTCAACGTATCAAGCATAATTCACACCATCGTCTTTCGCGCGTTCGGCATTAGTCCAGCGTCTCATGAGCCATTCGCGACCGGCCTGTTGCCAGTCTTCGGCGTGGCACTGATTGATGATCTCCAAAGCGTTCTCGAACCGCTTCGGGTCCTTCTTATTCTTGTAGGCGCGATGCGCCATGATCATCGGACACGCGACGCGACGAAGGAAAGCGGAGCGGATTCCTGGCGCCGCTGGATCGTCGAAGAAAAAAGTCAGGTCCTCATCGAATTGCTGGATCGACACGACATCGTTCGCGTTCCCCATCAGCGGATAAGGTGACACCGCGTTATCGGAATAGAGGTCTCGCGCGGCGTCCTCTGCGTGCTTGTCGATATTGGAAAGGTATGCGTGGAAATTGTTCGACACCTGGTTCATCGCGCCGACCCGAACGCCGATACCCTGGGCGAGATACTCCTGGAGGAACGAGAAGTGGACGGCGTTCGCGCCATAGGCTCCGAGGATCATGTCGTTGGAGCGGCAAAAGATCGTCATCGAGAGGCGAGACGCGGCATCAATCCATGGCGCGGCGACGATATTACAGGGGATGTCCTTCCCGTTATTGTCAGCGGCTGGCTGGTCAATATCCGCATCGTACATCTGGATAATAACGCGCCGGTCGTTCGGGTCAGCTTTCAGCCGACGAATTGCCCAGGTCAGTTGGTCGCCGGAGGCGAAGTGGTTCCGCCACCGATAGCCATAGGCTCCAGGCTGCGTCTTTCCGCCGTCGTCCGAGAAGCGCGACATTGTTGCGACATATTCGGTGAGAATTTTCAGATCATCGCGACCGGCGAGCATCCATAGCGCCTCGACGAGGTGGAAGAACGGATTGGCGTCGCGCGTCGGATCGAACAGAACGCGTTCCAGCGGGCGCTCATAGATCGTCGTCACTGGCATGTCCGCGACCTTGACCGGACCGTTCCGGCTTTCGCGTAGGACGCCGTGCTTATCGAGGAGCGCGGCCCCCTGGCGAAGCGCGTCGTTGACGTTTCTCGCGCGAACAACGTACATCTAGTGACCCCTTCCCGGAATATAGCGAGAGCGCGGCTCGCCTTGATGATTTTTGACGCGCAGATATTTGTCGGTCTCGCACAGCGAGTTCTGAATGTCTTCGAGTTCCAGCGGAGGTACCCACGGCCCGAGTTCGGTTCGCGATAGTGCCAGAAGGGCACGCATCTCGTCAACCGCCTGTGCTTGCTTTATCGGTTGACCCACGGGACGCTCCGCCAACCGGTTCAACCCGCGAAGGCTCCCTGGGCCGATGGCCGCCCAATTCGAGGCGTCGGGCGAGTTGCGAAGATACCGCGTGTGGCGCCACTCCAATACGGTCTGGAAGGACATGAACGGTCCCCACCCCATGTATTGTTTGAGGCAATCCCATGCTTCTTCGAGAGTAGACTGCCCACTTGCAGGGTCAAGCAGTCCCTCCCAGGCATCACGCTCCTTCCACAAGTTACCCAAAACGATCTGCGCGACGTACTGCTGCTTGGTCCAGCTGTACCATTCGGCATTCTTATTGCTTTCGGCGCGGATCATGTACGCGCCCGTATAAACTTTCTTCCCGAGCGCCTTATAGCGGTCGAGCGCGTCACCCATCTTCTCCGGCGAGAAGTCATGGTGGAACGGCCACGCGCCGGGATTGGTCTCGAAGTCCATCAGGTATTCGAGCGTGTCCGGCCAGTTAATCGTTCGCGCGGCGGCGAGCATGTACCAAAGCGCCTGATGCCCAGGGTGGCGCTCGCGGATATTCTTGCGGACCCAAACGGTCACGCGGTCGAGTTCGCGGAAGACGTTACAGAACCTCCACTCGTGGAGGATCGGGTCAGCGGTCAGACGGTCGAGCGACATGACGCCTTCTATGCGCGGCGCAAGCGCGAACCGTTCTTGAATTTCCAGCGGGGCGTCCTCTCCCCGCGCCGCGTACTCGATCAGCGTCTTGCGAAGATAGATCGCATGCCGTTCGTTAATCCAGTACCAGTACGGGGAGAGGTTCATCTTAGAACGCCGCGACGGTAACGACGCTCATCACCAGGTCCTTGACGCGGGCCGGTTCGAGGTTCTCGACGCGATCCTTAATCTTCTTGTTGACCAACGTGATGCGTTTCTTGTTGTGCTCTTCCAGCAGCGTTTTGATGTCCAACTCGAAGAACAGTTCGTTGTCTTCCAGCTCCGTCATGAACTGGTCGCCTTTGTAAATCATGCAATCCTTCAGCGGGACATTCGCATCGGGATCGACGATAAAGATTTGAACGAGACGGCGATTTGATTTAGGCACGGGGTCTTCCTCCAGGTTGACGTAAAGGGCGGTGGCTTCAGCGAGGGTACTTCCGAACGACGGCTTGGCGATAAGGCGGCGCGACCGTACAGGAGCGTGAACTTCAGCGGCGGCGTCTCCGGCCCAACCCGAAGTCCCTCCATAACCTCCGCTGTTCGAGATACTCGCTATCAGCGCGTCCATGTTCGCGGTCGTGTTCGCATAGGACGTGCTATTTAGCGTCGGCATGTCTCCGGTTGGCAAGATACTCCTCTCCTTCTCCCGCTAGGATTTTGGCCACGGCTTGTTCCGGGAGTTCCAGCGGCAAATCGTACACAGTGAACCCCGCCTCTATAGCGCGAACACGAGTCGCGGCGACGGCTTTTATCTTGCCGTGGACCAGTTCTTCTTTGATCTCCTTCCCACCGTTCCGAATCTTAATCCGGCGAAGACATTCCTCGACAGGTGTCTGGAGATAAGCGAAAGCGAACACGGTCGTCATATTCATCGCAATCGCGAAGTCAGCCCACGAGCCAAAGACCGTCGAGGCCAGCACGCCTTCACAGATCACGTTCCGCGAGAGCTTCGCCGCTGACCGGATCGCAATCCGACAGACCTCGAAGTTAGGAAGCGCGTCCATCCCGCCGCACGCGGTCTTGTATGGCCCGACAATCGTTGTGTCCTTGGCTGCGTTAATCGTCCCCATGACGAAGGCGGGCTGCTTCTTCGGCACCGGGTTCGCGCACAGCTCTACCTCGGTCAGCCCGTCCTCTGGGCGTAGGAACGCCTTCGCGACCGTTGTCTTTCCAGACCCGTTCGCACCCCGGATATTGATGATCATTAGTTTCGGCTGTCGAAGGCGAAACAGCGTCCCTTTCTGTCCTGGTTGATTTCCCGCGTCACTGCCTCCAAGTGACGTGGATTTACGCAAAGCGAATTTTCGCAAAGATGATCTAAGTGTAGCCCCGGCACCCATAGCCCCTTACCGATAGCGATGAAAGAAAATTTATGCGCCCGAACGACCTTTCCTCCAATACTGAAAGAGCCGTACCACTGAAGATTTCCTTGTCCGCGACTTTTGGCGCCGGTCCAGTTCCAGCACTCGTCCGACAATTTTCCATGACATAGTTCGATCTTCGAGGCGAAGCGTTCTAAATCTTCCGCCGTGAAGGAGAACACATCAATTCCCCAGCGTCATGATCTCGGGCGCGATCTCTATCCCAGCTTCCGCAGCGTGCGTCAAGAAGTTTCCCCCGACCAGCTTCTCCCGGAGAGGCTGGTACAATCCCTTGCCCACGAGCGCCCGGAACGCTTTCGCTTCACGACGAAGCCCCGCGTTACCTCCTAGCTCCGGGTTGGCCGCCAGTTCAAGTTCGGTGGCGGCTTCTTCCTCGGGTGCGCAAAGAATAGATGGTTCGAGGTCGGTCGGGCTGTACCACGGGACACGCAACGATGCGACAATCAATGCGAAACACGGAACGGTGACGATACCGGCGCGACGGGCGGCAGCGCGAACCGCCGTCCGGACGGCGAAGAACCGCCCTTCATTGGCGCCGCCTATCGTGATCCGGAAAACCCGCTCCCGGTCGAGGTCCCCGAACATCGACGCGGCAGCGTGCTCGAACCCATAATTGAGGTCCGGTCGGGCGGTCTCGGCGTACCGGTCTTCCCGGCCTTCGAGCCAGCCCCGGAGGAGGTCAGGGAGGGCCACCTTTAGGTCCGGGACCTCCTGGGCCGGGGAAGCCAAGGAAAGCCGTATTGAGGGGCCGGAAGCGCCCTGAATCGCCCGTAGCGATAGCCCGAGGGCGGCTAGGCTCCGGGCGATCCGTCCCGGATCGTCTAGGCGGCTCTTAGGGGCCGATGAGAAGACGGCTATCCGGTCTACCCGGCCCGCTATCAAACGGGCGTCCTGC